TCGCGAAGCTGCACGAGCAGCGCACGGACCCGCTGTGGCGTCCTGTGCGGCTCGGGCTCGGTCAGATCGACGCGGCGGTCGGGGGCCATAGGTCGAGGCGCATGTGGTCACCTCGGCCCGGGCATGACGACGCCCGGCGCGCTCCCAATGGGCGTTCCGGGCGGTCTCCGGGCATAGATATGTCCGTGAGAGTCCCGATCGTGGCTCAGGTGTGACCAGTGTGTCAAGCGTGACGCGTGGGGTCCGCGTGGCGTCGGGACCGGTCAGGCTTCGGCGCACGCCACGCGACCAGCAGATCCGACGCCCGCCACAACGGTGCCCGTTGGGTGCCACCCGCGGGAGCGAGCAGCCCCCGGCGCTTCCAATCGCGGACCGTGGCAGGAGTGACCCCGACCTGCCCGGCGGCCTGCGCGGTGGTGAGGAACACCCCGTCGAGGCGACTCATGGGCGCTCGAGCACGTAGGTCGACGTGAACCCTCGGACCGGGTCATGCAACGCCCTGCTGATCGCAGCCGCCGCCTGGTGGCGGGTGAGGTCCTGGTACTCGGCGACGCTATCGACGGTGGCGCCGAGGTCTCGCCACACCTGGCGTGCCAGCCGGCCCTGCCCGACGGTCTTGTGCTGGCGTTGCACACGCACCCGGTAGGTGATCACAGCAACGTCCACTCGGTGGGCAACCGGGTCCACGCCCTCGACTCCGGCGGCTCAACCTCCGGCGACCCCAACGGCGCCGCCCACGTCGCACCGTTCCACTCCTGGGTGAGCAGGGAGATGATCCCCTCATCGGTGTACTCACCGACCGTGGTGACGTGCCCGGTCTGCGCTTTCCTAGTCTCGATCATGATGTGCATCCTTCCACTGGGTCCAGCTGCTGCTCCAGCAGCAACACCCACTGACCGCGCGGCCACGTCGCCCCACACCCCTCGGTGCGCAACGGGCCGCGCCGCCCCGGCAGCAACGGCCCTTCGAGCACCACACCACCAGCGCACCAAACGTCGCTGCTCGCGTCGGCCAGGACCCGCAGACCGCCGCCGCACTGGTTGCACACGAACCCCTGCAGATCCACGGCCGGCACGTCATACGACAACGCGACCCGGGCGGAGCGCACCCACGACTGCACGTCGTCATGCAGCTGCTTCACGTCATGGGTGGATGCGGTGTGCGCCAACCCGGTCAACGCCCGCAGTTCACCGACCAGCGGTCGCCGGCCCTTCCCACCGAGCCGTTCACGCCACGCGTGCGACCCGGCCGTCACATCAGCGAGCAGGTCCATCGCGGCGACGTTGACCGGTGGCCTCGACTCGGGGCCACGCCCGGTGCTGATCGACAGTGCACCGTCGGCGTCCCACCCCGCCGACCCGGACGGCCTGACGGACGCTTTGAGCTGGACGAGCAGGCCTAGTTCTTTGGTGCGGTGCAGGACGATTTTTGGGCCGGATCGGGTGACGCCGTCGGCGCCTTTGCCTTTGTCGCGGGTGATCATGGCGGCGGTGCGAACCTGGCGGATGAGGTCGTTGATGGCGTCGCGGATGTCGTCGAGTTGGGCGGCGCGTTTCTGCTCGGTCTTCGACAGTTGGGGGCGGCGCTGCGCGGTGCTCATCGGGCAGCCTCGACGAGCTTGTGATGGTTCTCGCAGCACCAGTCGGTGCCCCGGAACACCATCGGCTTCTGATCGTCGGTCTTATTGCAGCGGTACCAGTTCGCGCCGTGACCCGTCGGCACACGTGCCAGGCATGGGTGACCACTTCCGCGTTGGCGAGCCCACTCACGTGCGAGTGCGTTGACCTCCTCGACGGTGCAGTCCGGGAACTCCCCACCCTGGACAGTCGGGGCGATGCACTCACCATTGACGAGCAGCATCTCGACGGCGTCGTCGTGGAAGCCGGACAGGTTCGCCGCACAGCGGTCC